ATCCAGTTGTGAGTTAGTGATCTATATGGCACTAAAGGAAAGAGGGGGGAAGAAAGCGGGAGAAAACGGAAGAACCAGGATTGGCGCGGGTTTGGTAGGGCTAGGAGGTGCCAAAGCAGGGCCAAACAGGTGCAAGCCGCGAGATAGATGATTTTGCTAAAAAAGCCCGCATTGCGCGGGCTTTTTGGCACCTGGTCATTAGATCATCCAGCCGCCTGCCCACACTACTCGGCCAATGATCTGAAGAGATTCTTGCCTGTCATGGGGAACCACCATCGAATCATAGGCACTATTAGCGCTTATGATTTTTACCGCTCCATCAAACTGCCGTTGCAGGCGCTTGGCATAGAGCAGGTCATCAAGTCGGATCACGTAGAAGGCCTCACCCTGGAGCGTATTCCGGCTAAGGTCCATCATCACCGTGTCACCATCGCTCAGAACAGGTTCGTTGCTATCACCATCGACCCTTACAGCGGCGAGCTGAGCAGGCTCCAGGCCCTTACGCCGTAGGCTGTAGCGCGTGAATGCGAGTTTGGTCAGTATCCTGGCTCCGTCGCTCCACGCGCCGTGTCCCTGACTTATGCGAGCATCGTACAGCGGGATAAATGCGTAGATAGATGTATCTACGACGTTTTCCGGGGGTGGTGTTGTGTCTGGCTGCCGCGCGCCTTCGCCTGAGGCAAGCCAGTTAAGGCTTACTCCTGCCGCCTTTGCGATGTCTACCACCCTAGCGACCTTGGGCTCACTTTGACCTGAAAGGTAGTACTCAAGCGTACGCCTCGGGATGCCGGTCATTCTTGCCAGCTCATCTCCGCTGCCTACTAGCTCCGCACACTGCCTCATGCGATCCGCGAATGTACTCATCGCTTCGTTTTCCTGTCAGGGGAAAACGAAATCCGTTCGTCGGCGAAAGCGAAATTTCGCATTCTATTAAAACCCTTAAAAATCAGGCGCTTGCGCGCAATTTCACCGGTTTTGGCTATCCCTCCATCGAGCAGAGGAAAAAGAAAGCCATTTTTCGCTTTACCTGTTGGCTGGTTATGGCTAACAATTCCCTAAACCGGCAGTTAGCTAGCCAAAAAAAACCACCCAGGGAGATGGTTCGCCATTATGGAAATGCTCGATGTACCACTCGATTTGGACAGGCGCTGGGAGTGGATCAAGTATCAGCTCCGCGTCCGTGGCACCTCTGGAGCCGCCATAGCTCGCGAGTTGTGTCTACACGACCGGGCGATCCGCAGTGCGAAGCGCAACGCATATCCGCGTGTTGAGCGCGCTATAGCTGATGCACTTGAGCTGCAACCCATCCAGATCTGGCCAGAGCGCTGGAACTCAGATGGCACCCCAAAGAGACTGCGCCCCAATCGAGCGGAATCTAACGCGAATTCCGTCCCGGAGAATACCGGATATTGTCCGGTTGGTGAGATTAGCGGCCAAAGCTCAAAAATCAATCAAGCCAAAAATGGCCAAGCTTTAGCGGTAGATGACCATGAATAGCTGGTTCACAGCCCAAGAGCTTGCGGGGCTGCCGGGAATGCCGGGCTCTGTCCGCGCAATTCAGCTTCGAGGCAAAGGCGAATGGCAGGGTCGCAAGCGTAGCGGAACCAAAGCAACGGAGTACGCCTTCGCCGTCCTTCCTTCGCAAACGCAAGCTGCCATCCTGGCAAAAGCTGTGGCAGCTGTAGCCCCGGCTACAGAGGCCGCGTTGCCAGCCATTATTGTCAATGAGCGTGACGTTAAATCAGCGTCACGACTGACCGAAAATCAGCGTGAGGTAATGTTGGCTCGCTTGGCGTTCTGCCGGGAAATCGAGCGGATGATGCACGTCACCACGCAGAAGGCAGCTATCGATACGCTGATCAAACTGGGTGCGGCTGGCGAGCTTTCTCCTTACCTGCAAACGCGGATGGAGCTTGCTAACGACCGCGCTACAGGTGATCGCACGCTATCCGAACGGACACTCAAGCGGTGGTTGGCGGTGTGGCGCGCTGCTGGCAAGGACGAGACCTCGCTCGCCCCTCTGCGGCAGCGGGCGAACCTGGAGGTGCCCGATTGGATGCCGGCGTTCCTACGCTGCTATCAGCGGCCCACCAAGCCCACCGTATCGGCCAGCTATGCCGAGTTCGTGGCCGGCTGGACCGGCAAGGTGCCCAGCATTCATGCCGTGAAGCGGTTTCTGGTCAAGTTAAGCCCCGAGGCACTGAATCAGGGACGCATGAGCCCGCAAGAATTGAAATCGGTCCAGGCGTTCCGCCGTCGCTCGACCAAAAACCTACTGCCAGGGGATGTCTACACGGCGGACGGTCACGCCTTCGACGCCGAGGTCATCAATCCCCTAACCGGCAAGCCGTATCGCCCGGAGATCACCACGGTACTCGACGTCGCGACACGTCGCGTTGTAGGGGTTTCGATTGGCGAAGCTGAGTCGGCCATTGGGGTGCTGGATGCCCTACGCGACGCTATACGCCAGTGCATGTTCGTCATCTTCTACGTCGACAACGGCAGCGGTTTTGCGAATGAGAAAGTGCGCGAGGTCGTGGACCGTCTTGGCGGCACCATGCAGCACTCGTTGCCTTACAACAGCCAGGCGCGGGGTCTTTCCGAACGCGGCCACAAAACCATCTGGGTTAACGCGGCCAAGAAACTGACGAGCTACATCGGCGCCGACATGGACAAGCACGCCGGGACCAAGGTGCATCGGATCAGCCGTAAGCAACTGCGCGAGACGGGCGCGTCGCGGCTCATTCCTGAGTTCGGCGTATTTATGACCGGCGTTGAGCAGGAGGTGATCGACTACAACGAGCGGCCCCATCGCGCGCTACCCAAGATCAGTGACCCTGCTACAGGCACCTATCGCCATATGTCGCCTAATGAAGCCTGGGACAAGGCAATAGACGACGGCTGGGAGCCGCTGACCGCACCGGCCAGCCTGGTCGAAGGATTGATTCGTCCCCAGATCACCCGCACCACCAATCGTGGCGAGATTTCGTTCTCCGGGGCGCGGTACTTCCTCAACGATCTAACGGCCTTTCATGGGCAAGAAATTCGCGTGGGCTATGACGTTAGAGATGCTAGCCGGGTCTGGGCGTATACGACGGCAGGCGAGCTGATCGGTGAGGCCATCCTTGACGGCAATAGCTCGGATTACATGCCGCTGACGCAGGTCGAGATTGGGCGCGAGAAGCGTAGCCAGGGCCAATACAAGCGTGCGGTGGACAAGCTGGAGCGGCTGACGGGTAACCGGGTGGAGCTGATCGCGCCGACTACCGCGCCCTCGGCCAACCTGCCCGCCGCCGAGCTGGCCGCTGCTCTGGAGTACGCCCAAGTGATGGTTGCGCAGCAGCCGACCTTCGAGGTGCCTAGCACTGACGTAGAGCGGTATCGGTTGTGGACCCGGCTGGATCAGCGGCAGGCCGCTGGCGAGGAGCTGGATGAACAAGAGGCCCGGTGGTGGAAAGGCTATGCCAATCACCCTGACCTTGCGTTCCAGAAAAGGATTTTCGAAGAAAAAAACGCGGGCTAGAAGCCCGCGCTGTAAGAGAAGTCGGCGTGTGACAGCACGCCAGTAAAGCAGAGAAGCAAAAGGAAAAACGACGTGAGTGTAACCAAGATCGTAGCTCTTACCAACGTTGGATTGCTGGGCGGTGCCATGGCACGAGCCCAGGCACGTCCGGTGGGCCTGCCTGGCCTGGTCGTGATGTACGGCCCGAGCGGCCTTGGCAAGTCAGTGGCGGCGTCCTACGCAGCCAATATGCACCGGGCTTACTACGTCGAGTGCCGGGATACCTGGTCGAAGATGGCTTTCTTTCAGGCCGTGCTTAAGGAAATGGCCATCACCCCTGGCCGCAACATGAGCATGATGATGGACCAGATCGCTGAGCAGCTGTCGCGCTCCATGCGCCCGCTGATCATTGATGACGTCCAATACATGCTGGATAAGTCCATCGCCAACGTTCTGACCGATCTGTACAACGCCAGCCAAGGCACCATCGTCCTGATCGGTGAAGAGCGAGTGCCGTCCTCGCTGGCCCGCTTGGAGCGGCTGCACAACCGGGTCTTGGAGTGGGTGCCCGCGCAGCCTGCGACCCTGGATGACCTGCGTCAGCTGGCCCAAGCCAGCTATCCAAAGCTGGGCTTGGCCGATGATCTTCTGGAAGACCTGAACAAGGCGACCAAGGGCTGTCTGCGTCGCGCGGCAGTGAACCTGTTCAAGGTCCAGAGCGAGGCCTCGGCGATGATGCTGGAGCGTGTGGACCTGGCCGCCTGGGGCTCGCGTGGATGGTTTACCGGCGAAGCGCCGCAACGTCGGGGGGCTCGCTAATGGCCGGTAAACGTACCAGCTTGAAGATGACTGGCGGTAAAGAGCCACGCCAATGCATGTGGGAATCCATTCGGCATCGCCGTGGAGGGTTCACGGCTCGCGACGTCGCAAAGGAGTCAGCGCAAGACATTCGGGCGGTTGAGCAATACGTGCTGAGCCTTAGGGCTGCGGGTGTAATCGAAGAGGCTCAGCCTCAGCCAGGCATCCTCGCTCGACACGCCCAGTACCGGCTTATCTCTGATGAAGGGGCGGAACACCCTAGGGTCAATTCCAGGGGGGAGCGGACCAAGAGTGCTCATGGCGTTGAGAACGTATGGAGAAGCTTGAGGATTCTTGGTGGCGATCAAACTGCCGCTGACCTTGCAAGTGCTGCAAGCGTTGGGGGCGTCCATATCACCGAGTCTGCTGTGATTCGGTATCTGGTTGCCTTGGCTGAGGCGGGTTACGTCACACACAACCGCTATGCAATTGGCCAGCAGTCTACGTTCAAGCTCTCCGCTAAAGGCGGCACAGGCCCACGACATCCTGTGGTGCAAAAGTACGAGTCTATGGAGATCTACGACCCCAATCTCGATGAGGTTGTGTTCGCCAAGTCCTCTGGCAACTCGGCAGATCCGGTAGAACTTAGCTGGCTGCGCTTGGAGAACAAGCGCCTGCGCGAGTTGCTGGGCGAATGGTTGCAGGAAAAGGGCAGCAACGGTGCCAGCCGGTCGCTAGTTGAGCGCACCCAACTGGAGATGATCCCCATGCCTCGGAGTGCCATGCAATGACTCACGTTGACCTGACTGCCTGGGGCTCGACCCCACCCCAGTTCGTCGTGCTGCTCGCTGCTGAGGTCCGGGCGACTGACCGCACCCGTGCCGCGTCCCGGATAGGTATGAGCCGTACCGCCGTGAGCCTGGTACTGGCCAACAAGTACTCCAGCCCGAGCACGGCCGGTGTCGAGCGTCGTGTCATGGATGTCCTGGGCCGCATCGACTGCATCGCCCTGGGCGAGACGTTGACCGTGGCGCAGTGCCAAAGCTTCCGCGACCGGCCGGCGCCGACACACAACCCGATGCAGATGCAGCACTGGCGTGCGTGCCAGCACTGCCCCTTCAACCCGAATTGCGCAGGTGCCACCCATGCAACTCACTGATAACCGCTGCGTGCCTAAGATCCAAATCCACATTGCCGGCCGCGGCATGATCCAGTTGCATCGAGAGGGTCAGTGCGTGGGCTTTGCCAAGTCGTATCGCAATGCCGAGCGGCGCGCGGAAATGCTGGAACTCTTTTTTGCTCGCAAGGAAACACTGGGCAGAGCTGCGGTAGGTATGACGTTAGACGAAGAGTTTTGTTCGGCGGGCGGTGAATCTGATGCGCAATCTGAGGCGCAGTTCGCAAACCAAGAATGGCTAGTCGAGGGGATGGGCATCAACCTTTTCCCGATCAAATGCTTTGCCCGCCTGGCCGAGGCTGAGTGCTTCGCCGGACACCTGCGAGCGTACAACCTTGCGCGCCCTGTTAGCGGTGATGATGGCCAGTGGACTGAGGCGCTGATCGAGTGGTGGGAGAGCCATCCCGCCCAGGCGGCTGCCGACTGCCAGTCGTTCCGCATCCGGGCGGTGCCGGTCCTGGAGGGTTTGCACTGATGCGCACCCGCTGCCCGAACTGCGGCACCACCTTGTCCCTGGACGCGCTGATCGCGCACGACGGCGCCCGCGAGGCGCTGGGCGTGGCCTTCAAGCTGTCCGGTCCCTTGGGTAATGCCCTGATCCGCTACCTGGGCCTGTTCCGGCCGGAGTCGCGCGAGCTGACGATGGATCGTGTGGCCAAGCTGCTCGCCGAGCTGCTGCCGGATCTGCAAGCCCAGCGCATCGAGCGCGGTGGCCAGGTGTTCGAGGCGCCCCCGGCCTGCTGGGCCTGGGCTATCGAGCAGGCCCTGGCTGCTCGTGAAGCGGGACGGCTGGTGACGCCGCTCAAGGGACACGGCTGGCTGTATCAGGTCATGACCCAGTATCAGCCCCAGGCCAGCACTGCCGTCACGTTTCGTGAGGACGCCCCGCGTCTGCCGGTCCGCCCGGCCAGCCAGACCACTGCCGCCATGGCGGCGCTGGAGCAGCGCCTTAATGGTTGAAAAATGGTTAGAGCGTGCGGTCGTCCAGGGCTTGCAGGGACTCGTCGCCCTGCGCCTGGACGGTGCCCCCGCCGCCGATGCCATCACCTTGACTCTCGACGTCTGGCTGGTGGCCCTCTCGAAGGGTCGCAGCTGGGAGGAGGATCGCGACGCCTGGCGCATCCAGGCCGCTTTCTCGACGCTGTTTGCCACCTGCGAGCGCTGGCCACCTCCGGCCCGCCTGCTACGGGAGCTGCCACCACCCAAAGAGGTGCTGGCACTGCCAAGGCCACAGATGGACGACGCGCAACGTACCAACGGGCGGCGCCATATCGCCGACATCATGGCCCGGCTTAAAGGCCTGGCCCCCAAGCCGAATGACACGGAGCAACACCCGTAATGAACAACACCACCCCGGAAGGTTTTCGCCAGGACGCCAAAGGTCGTCTGGTGCCGGAAGAGCTGATCAAGCCCATTGACCTGGCCCGCGATGCCCTGGTGGCTGAACTGGTCCAGAAAGCCCAGGCCGTCTCCCAGGTGTTGGCCGAGTTCAAGGCCAGCGCATTCGGTGACATCAAGGCCTTTGTGGACCTGTCGGCCGAGCAGTACGGCGCGAAGCTGGGCGGCAGTAAGGGCAACGTGACCCTGCTGTCGTTCGACGGCCGCTACAAGATCGTCCAGGCCGCCCAGGACGCTATCAAGTTCGACGAGCGTCTGCAGGCCGCCCGTGCCCTGATCGATGAGTGCCTGGCCGAATGGACCCAGGATGCCCGGAGCGAAGTGCGGGTGATCGTCAACGAGGCGTTCCGCGCGGACAAAGAGGGCGAGATCAGCACCGGACGTGTCCTCGCCTTGCGCCGGCTGGAGATCCACGACGGCCGCTGGCAGCGCGCCATGGCCGCCATCAGCGATGCGGTCCAGGTCGTGGGCTCCAAGAGCTATATCCGCGTGTACCAGCGCGTGGGTGACTCCGACCAGTACGTCCCGATCCCGCTCGACATTGCCAGCGCGCCGGTCGCATCGACCGCCCCCGCAACCCTGCACTGATTCAGCACCACGCTTACCGAATACGAGAGAAGAGTAGTCCTCATGACCAAGTTCACCATCACCGTTGAAGACACCCAAGACCCTAACGGCGTCCAAATCAGCCTGGACAACAAGAGCCAGCTGCATGATTCGGCCGCGGGCCGTGTTGCCCTGTCGATGCTGCGCGGTGCGACGTTGATCGGCCGCATTCCGCTGCCGATTACGGCGGGCACGCCAGGCTGTAACTGCGAGGTTTGCCAGGCCACTCGGGAGCTGCTGGAGACTCAGCCCACCATCCACTGATGCGAAACCGCCCCAGGTGGGCGGTCTGCCCGGCGTGGTGGCCGGGCACTGACGAGCAGCCGAGGACGCAATGGACCAAGACAAAGCGTTAGACAAGATCAAGAAGTGCCTGAGGCTTGCCGCGAGCAGCAACCCGCACGAAGCCGCCGCCGCGATGCGCCAGGCGCGGGCACTGATGGAGAAACATGGCCTCGGCCAGGCCGACGTGGACATGGCCGACATCGTAGAGCACGGCGCGCGAGCTGGCGCCAAGGTCAACCCGACCCAATGGGAATGCAACCTGGCCGGGGCGGTCGCCCGTGCCTATGCCTGCCGGCTGATATTCATGGCGGGGCTCGGGTCCTGGTCTTTCATTGGCGAGATGGCCGAGGTGGCCAGCTACACCATGACCGTGCTGCTGCGGCAGATCCGGCAGGCGCGCCGCGACTACATCGGTAAGGCGCTAAAACGCTGCAAGCCAGCCACCAAGACCAAACGCGCCGACGTGTTCTGCGACGCCTGGGTCTGGTCGGTGCGGAAGCTGGTGATGGAATTCGCGGGTGCTGACCTGTCGCCCGCTGTGAATGCCTACGTGGCCAAGCACCACCCCGAGCTGAGCACCAGTAAGCCGACCCAGCGTAACCCTGATACGGGCCGTCCCATCACCGAGCGCGCCCTCCGAGATTCGGCAATGGGCCTCCTGGCCGCTGAAGGCGTCCAGCTCAACCACGGCATGACCGGCGCGGCGCCACTGGCCCTGCACTGAGCGAAACCACCCTGGCCTAGCCGGGGCGGGTCTGCCGGACGTGGTGGTCCGGTACTGATGAGCAGCCAAACGATGACGCAAGAAACTCCAGCCGACCGCAAGAGGCGCCTAGCCCGTAATCGTCAGCAAGCCCGGCGAGATCGGATCAAGGCCCGGCGTGCGGCCATCGCCGCCGAATTTGTGAAGCTGGAAATGGGGGCCGGTACGCGCGCCGCGTTGAAGCGGGTCTGCGAGGCTGGTCAATTCGATGAGGCCGAAGCCCTGACGCTATTGATCCACAGCGCGGCCAATCTGGCCCGTCGTGCTCCGAAGGCGTTTGCGGCGATGGTCGAAAAGGGGAAGGCATGAACAGACGTAACCAGCAGTTGAGCAAGATCCACATTGCCAAGAAAGACCTGGCCATGGACGACGACAGCTATCGGGCAATGCTCGCCCGAGTCGCGGGCGTGACCTCGGCCAAGGACCTCAATCCGCGACAGGTCGGCCTGGTGCTGCGCGAGTTCGAGCGGCTGGGCTGGAAGCCTAAGCCCGGTCGCCCGAAGCCGAACGCGGCGGTTGATCGGCAGAAGTTGGTCGGCAAGATCGAGGCGCAGTTGGCGGAAGCCGGCCGTTCCTGGAACTACGCTGACAGTCTGGCGCAACGGCTATACAAGGTCGAGCGGCTGGAATGGCTCGATGCCAAACAGCTGGGCGGCGTGATCACTGCCCTGGCCAAGGATGCCCAGCGGCATGGGAGATCCAGTCAATGAGCAATGGCGAGTTGTTCGAGAACGATACGGACAAGCTGGACCCTGCTAAGGTCTTGGCCCACATGGAAGACCCGGCCATCAAAAGCCGCTGGGAAGGCACGATCAAAGAGATGGTGGAAATTGCCGAGGCTGAGCTGGGACAGCGCCTCGGCGACCCGGAGCTAGCAGCAAGCCTTGCACGGTACGTCGTCTTTGCCATCTGCAACACCATGGGTGGCGCGGTGACTTACTTGCCCCGTGGCGATAGCCTCAAAAAAGCCCTGCGCGACTCGGCATTGTTCCGGGACTGGCGGCATAACGGCATGGATGTCCACGCGCTGATTCGCAAGTACGACATTGCCTCTCCGACGGTTTATGAGATCATCAACCGCCAGCGGGTTCTGCATCGACGCAATGAGCCTGATTTGATCGGATGGGATGAACAATCAACAAGCGTGCACTGAGTAATGCAATCGTTTTAGGTGCGGCGCTGCTGTGTAGCAGCGCCGTACACGCTGCTTCAAAACCTGCAAATGGCGAAAAGGTAGTTAGCGATCAGCAAGCAGCGGTAGAAGCAAAGGGCAATCGGGATTTTGCGACTGACCTACTGCCTGACATAGTCCAAGCCTGTCGGGCGAAAGACTGGCCATCGCAGTCAGCCATCATGAAGTCGATTTCTGCAAGGCTTAATAGCCAGCCGACAGATCACCAGAAATACCGTGCGCGTTTTGTCTACTCCGCCTGCGCTCAAATGATCTCGGATGTAAATTTGCTCAACGCTTCGTGCTTCAACAAGACGCCGACTCCCCATGAGATATCCTATTTCCAGAGGACCTGGAGCGAAGATTCCCAGGCTTGTGACGCTGCTATTGAAAGCCCTGACCTTAGCTATGACGACCCTCAGCCAGAAACGGACGATGAGATAGCCGAGCAACTTCGAAAAGAAGGAAATTCGGAAGAGGATATAAAATTCATCCTTGAAGTCCGTAAGCTCTAGAGCCCGCGCAATGCGGGCTTTTTCTTAAGCCTTTAAGAAACTCATCCAATACCCTCCTAGCGCGACTCTAGCCCGGTAGTTCTCAACCGGGGTCGCGCAATGTCCGCCACCACTTCCGCAAAACCCACATCGCCCCGTGCCTGGGCGGCTTTGATGCTCGAAGCCGGCCCTGCCATGCGGGAACAACTGCTGGCGCAATGCCCAGCAGACTGGCGCGAACTTGTTCTAGCCCATGTTAGGGCAGGCGATCAGCGCGTCAGTAAGTTCGTCGCAACGCGCGAGCAGTTGCGTCCCCAGGCCAAACCGGCCGCGCCCACGACCATTCCCTATCGAGACCTACCGCGTCATCGCGGCAACCCGGCTGCTGCGGCGGCCGGGCTTGCTGCGGCGCGCGCCGCCCTCAATTCCTCCCGCGAGGTTCGCCCGTGAATTACACCCCCAGGCGTCCCCGCACGCCGCGTCTCACCAACTGGAGCCTGATCACCCTGGTTCTGCTGGTGCTGCTGTATTCCATCGCCCCGAGCAAGCTGCCGGTGGTGCTGTACAAGGCTAGCCTGGTCATCGGCGGCGGCGTGCTGGGCTACTGGCTGGACCGCGCTCTATTCCCCTATGCCCGACCTGACCGTGTACCGCGCGTCCATCAACCCTGGGCCGGTCTGCGCCGGGCGGTGGTGGTGCTGGCCTGCGTCCTCGGCCTGACCCTGGGGCTGTGACCATGCGTGCGTCGATATCCATCCCTTCCTTTATATGGCTGCTGCTGGTCCCCTTGGTCCTACTGGCGTGCAGCGTCCCCGGCCCGGCCTACGCCGAGATCCCGGACGCGGCCCAGCAGTACCGCCGTGACCTGACCCGCATCGCCCAGGCCGAATGGGGCCTGGATGCCCCGGTGGCGACCTTTGCCGCCCAGGTTCATCAGGAGTCGCGCTGGCGCTTTAACGCGGTGAGCCCCGTCGGTGCGCAAGGCTTGGGCCAGGTGATGCCCACGACCGCCACCTGGCTCGCCGGGCTGTTCCCGGACACCCTCGGCAGTATCGAGCCCTACAACCCCGCGTGGTCCTTGATGGCGCTGGTCAGCTACGACCGCTGGCTCGCCGACCGCATCAAGGCGCGCACCCCCTGCCAGCAGGGGGCCATGTTCCTCTCGTCCTATAACGGTGGCCTTGGCTGGCTGATCCGTGACCGCAAGTTGGCCTCGGCTAAGGGTGCCGATCCGCTGACCTGGTTCGGATCGGTCGAGCGGCACAACGCGGGCCGCTCGCCTGCCGCCTTCAAGGAAAACCGAGGGTATCCCCGCGCGATTCTCCAGCGCTGGGAGCCCCTGTATGTGGCCGCCGGCTGGGGCGAGGGCCTGTGCTCATGAAAGCCCTACTCAAAGCGGCCGCACCGTTCCTGATTCTGCTGGCGTGCCTGGCCCTTGCAGGCCTTGCGCTCCATGCCTACCGCACCACCGCCTATGACGAAGGCTTTTCGATGGCCAAGACGCAAGGCGAAGCCGCCCTGGACAGGCTCAAGGCCCAGTACGCCCAGGAGCGCCAGGCGCAGGCCGAGGCCGGCAAGGCCGCTGCCGAGCGAGCCGCCCAGGCCCTTGCCACCGAGGTGCAGCGCGGTAACGAGCTGGCCCTGGCGCTCGATGCCAAAAAGACCGAATTGCGCACCACCACCGAACGCCTCACCGGAGAAGTCGCCCGTGTCACGACCCTATACCGCCGCGCACGGGATGCGCAGCCCGAGCCGCTGCCTGCTGCTGTGTTCACTCTTGGCTATGGCCGGCTGTGGAACGAAGCCCTCGGCCTTACCACCAGTGGCAGCGGAGCCGGTCTGTCTGCCAGCGCCGCCTCCGGCCGAGCTGATGCGCAGGCCAGCGGAACCGCTACCCCTGACGATCTTGCCAGCACCCTGACTCCGGCCCTGCTACTCACCAACCATATTCGCAACAGCGCGCAAGCCTCCGCCTGCCGCGCCCAGCTCAATGCCCTGATCGACTACTGGACCAAGCCAAATGGACGTCACTGACTACGCCTCCGACCTGGAAGAAGCTCGCCGCGAGGCCGCGCTGGATGCGCACCGCGCCGTCCAGGACCTTTTTGCCAGCCGCGTCTCGGCTACCCACTGTGAGAGCTGCGGCGAGGCCATTCCAGACGCCCGTCGCGTCGTACTGCCCGGCGTCGAGCGCTGCGTGGTCTGCCAGGGCTATCACGAGCGGATGGTCCGCTGATGACCAGTATCGAGATGCCGGTATGGCAACTGGTGGCCAGTAGCGTGACCTTGATGGCCGTCCTGGTCGGGCTGTTCAAGCTGCTGCTGCTCCAGCTGGAGCGCCGCTTAGATCAGCGCTTCGCCATGATGGATGAGCGTTATGAGGCGGTGGCCAAGGACTCCGAGCGCCTGCGGCAGGTCGAACTGGGGCTCGAACGCCTGCGCGGGGAGATGCCCCTGCACTACGTCCGCCGTGAGGACTACGTGCGTAACCAAACCGTCATCGAGGCCAAGCTCGACGCTGTGGCCCTTAGGCTTGAAAACGTCCAGCTCAAAGGAGCGCGCCCGCAATGAACATGATTGACCCAGCCAAGACGCGGCGCGAATCCCTGCGCTGGTATCTGCTGCTGACCCTCAACACCAGCCGACCCGTGGACCCGCATGAGGCCGTGGTGCTGGCCACCATCCAGGGCATCTATCCCGATGCCACGACCATGGAAGTCCGCCGTGAGCTGGATTACCTGGCCGACCGTTCGCTGGTGACACTGAACAAGCAGCCGAACGGCGTCTGGATCTGCGGCCTAACCCATTACGGCGTGGACATCGCCGAGTACACCATCGAATGCCGGCCGGGTATCGCCCGCCCGGAACAGTATTGGTCCTGACATGCCTCCCCGCTCAAAGGTGGCCGGCCTCCCGGTCCAGGTAAAGGCCTGGCTCGATCAGGCCCTGGTCGAGTCGAACTTCTCCGGCTACGAAGCCCTGTCGGCCGAGCTTGAGGCGCGTGGCTACCAGATCGGCAAGAGCGCCTTGCACCGCTATGGCTCGGAGTTCGAGGACAAGCTGGCCGCGCTCAAGCTGTCCAGCGAGCAGGCCAAGGCGGTGGTGCAGGCTGCGCCGGACGATGAGGGCGCCGTCAACGAAGCCCTGATGCGCCTGGTCCAGGAGCACCTGTTCAAGCTGCTCATGGCCGAAGGTGGAAAGATCGATCTGCCCAAGGTCGCCAAGGCCGTGGCCGAGCTGGGCCGGGCGAGCGTCGTCCAGGCCAAGTGGAAGACCGAGGTGCGCACTCGCGCCGAAGCGGCGGCGAGCGAGGTCGAGAAGATCGCCAAGAAAGGTGGGCTCAACGCCGAGACCGTGGCCGAGATCCGTCGTGAGATTCTGGGAGTGGCATCGTGAATACGCATCGACTCAAGATCCACCAGCAGCCCTTCGACGAGCTGCTGTCCGGTGCCAAGACCAACGAAGTGCGCTACTGCGGCGACCGCACCTTTGCTGTCGGCGATCAGGTCATGCTGATCGAAATTGCCGAGGGCTTGCCGACCGGGCGCTCGGACTACCGCGTCATCACCCACATCCAGCGTGGCTATGGGCTGCCGGATGACCTTTGCGTCGTGTCCTACGACGACCGTAGGACGGCCGGTCTGGCCGCCCGCGTGGCGGAGCTGGAGGCGCTGATCAACACGCCGCACACGGATGACTGGTTCGAGGGCGTCCGACTGGAAGCAGCTCACCAGATCGAGCGCTGGGGTGCGGCTCATGATGCGGGCAAAGGTCCGGCGAACTGGTTCTGGCTGCTAGGTTACTTGGGCCAGAAAGCCATGACCGCCGCCATGACCGGCGATGAGGCCAAGGCACGGCACCACATCATCAGCAGTGCGGCCATGCTGCTCAACTGGTTCCGTGCTGTCACGGGCGACAGTCAGGCCATGCGGCCGGGACTGGGCGATGAGGTGGCTAAGTGAGCGGCGTACCATCCCAGCGTTCGCCGCTGGAGGACGTTACGTCCAGCCAGGTCGTCGACGTGCCCTCGGTGCTGCTGGACTACCAGAAAGACTGGATTGGCATTCGCAGCCCATTGAAGGTCGCGGAGAAGTCGCGCCGGATCGGCCTGACCTGGGCCGAAGCCGCCGATAACGTCTTGGTCGCCGCCTCGGAAAAGAAGGCCGGTGGCCAGACCGTTTATTACCTGGGCTACAACCAAGACATGACGGTGGAGTACATCCAGGCCTGTGCCCTATGGGCGCGGGCCTTCAACTACGCCGCTGGAGAGATCGAGGAAGGTATCTGGCCGGACGAAGACCCGGACAAGCACATCAAGACCTTCACCATCATCTTCCCGAGTGGCCACCGCATCGTCGCCCTGACCAGCCGGCCCAGCAACCTGCGGGGCCGTCAGGGCGTGGTGGTCATCGACGAAGCGGCGTTCCATGCTGACCTCGCCCAGTTGCTCAAGGCTGCCTTGGCGCTACTGATCTGGGGTGGCGAGGTCCATGTGATCAGCACCCACGACGGCACCGAGAACGCCTTCAACGAGCTGGTCGAAGAGATCCGCGCGGGCAAGAAGAAGGGCGAGATCTTTCGCTGTACCTTCCATGAGGCGGTGAGTGATGGCCTCTATACCCGCGTCTGCCTGCGCAGAGGTATTCCTCATGTCCAGGCCGAGGAAGATGCCTGGGTCCAGGACGTCTATGCGTTCTACGGCGACGCTGCCACGGAAGAACTGGACTGTGTTCCTAGCCAGGGTGGCGGTGCCTATCTGTCGCTGGCCCTGGTAGAGTCCCGTACCAGCCGTGACGTGCCCGTGCTGCGTCTCGCGTACCCTCAGGGCTACGAGACGGCGCCTGAGTACATCCGCCTCGCCGACTCCCTGGAGTGGTGCGAGCGTGAGCTGCGGCCGCTGCTGGAAGCGCTGCCGACCCAGAGCGTGCAGTCTTTCTATGGGATGGACTTCGCTCGCTCCGGCGACCTCTCGGTCATCTGGCCGCTGATCAAAGCCCAGGATCTACGCAAGGCCGCGCCCTTTACCGTCGAGCTGCGCAACGTTCCCTTCAAGCAGCAAGAGCAGATCCTCTTCTACCTGGTGCGGCGCCTGCCCAATTTCCTCAAGGGCGCCCACGACGCCCGAGGCAACGGCCAGCAGATCGCCGAAAGCGCTGCCGTCGAATTCGGCTATAACCGGATCGAGCAGGTCATGCTCACCGAGGGCTGGTATCGCGACAACATGCCCCCATTCAAGGCCGCGCTCGAGGACGACACCCTGCACGGCATCCCGGCCGACAAGGACGTCACCGGCGACATCCGCGCTTTCCGGGTCGTGAAAGGGGTCGCCCGCATCCCCGAGCAGCGCACCACCGAGAAAGGCGGCGCCAAACGCCACGGCGATGCCGGCATAGCCCTGGTGCTGGCCGACTTCGCCAGCCGCCAAGAGGTGGAGATCTTCGAATATCACCGCGTCTCGCCGACTGCCGTGCATGATCGCCAGATCAAGCAGGGTGCCGGCTGGAACCAACAGAAAGGCATCTGGTAATGGCTCGCTCCACCATCGTCGATCAGTTCGGCCGCCCCATCGAATACGACCAGCTCACCCAGGAGGTGGCCGCCCCGCGGCTGACCGGCGTACGCCAGGTTTGGCACCAGTCGGTAGCCAGCGGCCTAACACCGGCCCGCCTGGCCAGCCTGCTCCAGGCCGCTGCCGAGGGCGATGCCCGCGACTACCTGACCCTGGCCGAGGAAATGGAAGAGCGCGACCTGCACTATGCCTCGGTGCTGGGCACGCGCAAGCTTGCTCTGGCCGGCCTGAACATCCGCGTGGAGGCCGCCACCGATGACAAGGAAGATCTGCGCCGCGCCGATGCCCTGCGCGAGGTGGTGGACGCTCCCGAGTTCGGCGAGATGGCCACCGATCTGACTGACGCCCTGAGCAAGGGCTACAGCGTGGCCGAGATCATCTGGGACAGATCCGGCGCAACCTGGATGCCCGAGCGCTTCCAATGGCGCGACCCGCGCTTCTTCCAGTTCGACCGCGAGACGGGCCAGGAGCTACGTCTGCAGGACGAAGCGGACGTCATGAACGGCATCGCCCTGGCGCCCTACAAGTTCGTCGTCCACCGGCCACGCCTGCGTACGGGCCTGCCGATTCGGGGCGGCCTGGCCAGGCTCGCCGCTGTGGCCTACATGTGCAAGGCCTGGACCTGGAAGGACTGGATGGGCTTTGCCGACATCTACGGCATCCCCATGCGCGTGGGCCGCTACGGTCCGAATGCCAGCAAGGACGACATCGGCGTGCTGATGTCGGCGGTGGCCAACCTCGGCAGCGATGCAGGCGCGGTGATCCCCGAGTCCATGCGCATCGACTTCCAGCAGGCGGCCAACGTTAATGGCGCGGGAGACTTCTTCAAGGGTCTGGCCGAGTGGTGGGACAAGCAGATGTCCAAGGCCATCGTGGGCCAGACCATGAGCGCCGACGACGGGGCAAGCCTCGCCCAGGCCAAGGTGCATAACGAGGTCCGCCTGGATCTGCTGGAGGCCGACGCCAAGGCCGAGTCCAACACCCTTAATCGCCAGTTCGTGCGCCCGTTCTGCGACCTTAATTTCGCGCCAGGGCGGCCTTATCCGCGCCTGGTGATCGATGTTCCGCAACCGGAAAACCTGGAGCTGCTGATCAAGGCCGTCAGCGCCTTCGTACCGCTGGGCCTGCGCATTGAGCAATCGGTGATCCGGGACAAGTTCGGCCTGCCGGAGCCGGGCAAGGACGCCGAGATCTTGGGCAAGCCAGCCGCCCCAACTGTGGTAACCGCCGCTAACCGCGAGCAGACGGCCAAGGCGGTTGACGTGCCGGACATCGTAGACACCCAGGTCAAGACCTTGACCCAGGCCACGGCTGCACCCCTGGATGACATGGTGGACGCCCTGCGCGAGCTGCTGGATTCGGTGAGCAGCCTGGAAGAGTTCCGGGATCGGCTTATCGAAGCCTACCCGGACATGAACGCCAACCAGCTGGCCGACGCCATGGCTGACGGGATGGCGGCGGCGAGCTTGGCTGGGCGGTATGACGTGCTGAGAGGGCTTTAATCCTGAGCAGACTTCCTAGCTTTATTCAGCTGCCGTTCCCGTAGCTTTAGGACGTCGCAAGCCTTGGCCAGATAATTCTTGTGGTCCAAGAAAAACTCATCGACCGCGCTCTTAGCTTCACTTTCCAGTGAGCCATTACGAACAAGAGTGTCAATCAGCGTAGCTCGCTCTCTTTCCAGAAGAGTCGTAACAGCGCTGGCGACCTCCACAGATCTTCCGGCCATGTCATAAAGCGCTTCCGCTATCGCTAACCCGTGCTTGCTCATCGTTTAGTAGGTCCCTAGATAAAATGGCAGTATCCCACGGCTCGCTCCCCTTCCAGGAGCAGATCGACTACTTTCGCGGCAAGACGAATCTGCCGAGCCGCGCCTGGACAGACGTTTACAGCGCCGAGCACGACTGGGCCTTCGTCGTGGCCGGCTCAACCAAGCGGGATTTGCTCGTCGATATGCGCGCCGCCGTCGAGAAGTCCATCGCGGCGGGCGGCACCCTGGAGCAGTTTCGTACCAACTTTGATCGGATCGTCCAGCAGCATGGTTGGCAGTACAACGGCGGGCGTGGCTGGCGGACCCAGGTCATTTGGGAAACCAACCTGCGCCAGTCCTACAACGCGGGCCGCGAGGCGCAGATGGCCGACCCGGAGCTGCGCAAGCGCCGTCCCTATGGCCTCTATCGCCACGGCGACAGCGCGCACCCACGTCCCCAGCATCTAGCCTGGGACGGCACGGTGCTGCCGCTCGACGATCCGTGGTGGTCCAGCCACAGTCCCCAGAACGGCTGGGGCTGTAAGTGCAAGAAATACATGGTGAGCGAGCGCGACGTAGAGCGCCAAGGCCTGAGCGTCGGCCCAGCGCCCGAGGTCGAGTACGAAGACCGCACCATCGGCGTCACCAGTCCCAATGGGCCGCGCACGGTGCGCGTGCCAAAGGGCATTGATCCGGGCTTCGAGTACGCGCCGGGTCAGTCTCGGCTGTCCTCAGCCGTGCCACCCTTGCGTGCCCATGACCCTTTGCCCGAGCCGGGCAGCCGCTCCAGTTCGGCCCAGGGTGCTGGCCTGCCCAATCGCCGCCCACCGGGCCCGCTGCCCAAGCCGCGCCCGGCCAGCGCCGACCGGCTGCTGCCCAGTGGTCAGACTGACCAGCAGTACATGGAGCGCTTCCTGGAAGAGTTCGGCGCGACCGAGGCCGCTCCGGCAGTGTTCCGCGACAAGACGGGCGATGCCGTGATGATCGGCCGCGAACTGTTCACCAATGCCAAAACCGGCGCACTCAAGGTCAGCAAGCGCGGCCACGCCCGCGAGCTGCTGCTGCTCGCGGATGCGCTGAAAGAGCCGGACGAGATCTGGGTGCGCCTGGAGTGGCAATACGCCCAGGGCAAGGCCGTGGTGCGACGTCGCTACATCAGCCGCTTCCAGGTGGAGGGTGAGTCGGTGCCCGCCCTGGCGGTCTTCGAGGTCGGGAGTGACGGCTGGGCCGGTATCACCACCTTCGCCCCGAACGCGAGCAACCCCGAGTACTTGGAGCAGCTGCGCCTCGGTGTGCGGCTCTATAGAAGAGGGGCGCTCGATGACTGACGATTACCAAGGTTTCTAGCGGGCAAAGAAAAACCCCGCGCTGCCTCACGGGGTTCGCCCTGGTCGTAGGCTTGGAGGTCCTGGCAGGGACAGCTCTTCCAATGGGCACCCGTCAATAGTAGGAGCCTGACATGGCCGGTGCAATGCTTGACGTGGTGATCGACGACAGCCGGACGGGCCGGGCACTGGCCCAGCTGGCCGAACAGCTGGAGTCCTTGCGCACGCCGCTGCTCGATATTGCCGAGTACTTGCATCAGTCCACCGGAGATCGAGCCCGGCGCCAGGTCGGCCCGGATGGCTCGCCCTGGGCGCCGCTGTCGCCGCGCACCCTGGCCCGGAAGAAGAGCGGCGGCAAGATCCTGCGCGAGACCGGCGCGCTGCTCGACACCCTGCGCCATCAGGTCAGCGACAACGAACTGTCATTCGGCACAGACCGCCCCTATGGCGCCATCCACCAGTTTGGCGGCAAGGTCGAGCACGCCGCCCGTTCCCAGCAGGTCCACTTCAAGATGTCGGGTGGGGTAGTAGGCAATCGGTTCGTGAAGAAGAAGCACGCGAACTTTAGCCAGTGGGTGACCCATGGCGCTCGGTCGGTCGAGATGCCGGCTCGTCCTTACCTGGGTCTGTCGGCCGAGGATGACGCCGAGGTGCTGGCGATCATTTCCGACTACCTGACCGCGCCTCTGGCGGCGAATTGAAATCCAGCCGTTTTGCGGGGCCTGTGAGGGCTGATCCGTACAACGGCGGCGGGTGCGGTGCGTGCGCCGCGTTAGACCCGCGTTAGATTCGCTTTAAGCACCCAAGGCAGTGCGTCGCTGAGTATCATTGGGTTTTGATCGGAGCAGAACATGGATTATTGCCCGTTGATGCCCATGCAGGTTGAGATGGTATCGCCTGGTCCCGACTTGATAGCCATCGTAACCGCCTTTGCTACTCTGCTGGTTGCCGCTGCCGGTGCTTGGATAGCAGGAAACCAAGTGCGGGCCGCTCGGAATGCGCTCAAGATCAATCTGTTTGATCGTCGTTTCGCGGTTTACCAATGCGCTAGTAGGACGTTGCTTTCCATCAATTCGACCGGAATCGCCACACCCGATATGCAAGCCGAATTTCTGCAAGGCACATCCGGTGCGCGCTGGATATTCGACGATGATGTGCATGCGCTACTGAACACTGAGATCTTCGATCTTATGATCGAACTGAACAATGCCGATGGGATGATGATCTCGGCGAGAGATAGAGCAGACCGCTCAAACTGGAGAGCTATTGCTTTGGATCTCAAAAAACAAGCATTGCCAATGCATGCCAGGTTGAACATTCTTTGCGGTCCCTATCTGAAGCTTAGCCACTAACGCTGCCTCTTACTTTCTTAAGCCTCTAAGAAACTCCCGCCTCTACTCATGCCGCCGACACTGGCGGCATGAAGACACTCTGCCGCGCACTCAACTCCGAACAGCAGCCCCAGGCCACTTGCCAGGGCGCGACCCTTGTCGCCCTCAATACTGACCTGTCGCTGCTGCCCGCCACGGCAGGCCAGGCGCCGGCATGGGTCGAGCTGATTCCGGCCGGCCCTGTCATCGCGGGCCGGGACGGTCGACGCTGGCTGTTCGATGAGCCGGCCCAGCAGTTGGTGCTGTCCTCCTTTACCGCCCGTGCCGTGGATCTGCCCATCGATTGGGAGCACGCCACCCAGCATCAAGCCCCTAGCGGTAGCCCGGCCCCGGCCGGTGGCTGGATTTCTCGCCTAGAAGTTCGCGACGGTGCGCTCTGGGGCGAAGTGTCCTGGACGCCACGCGCCGAGGCCCAGGTCGTGGCCCGCGAGTACCGCTTCCTTTCGCCTGTCTTCGACTACCTGGAAGACAGCAGCCGCATCGTGCGCCTGGTCAGCGCAGGGCTTACCAACCAGCCCAACCTCGTCCTGACCGCCCTCAATCAAGAATCCCCCACCCCGGAGTCCACAGACGTGAAGATTTCCGCTGCGCTGTTGGCGCTACTCGGCCTGCCCGAAACCGCCACCGAACAAGAGGCCATCACGGCCGCCACCAATCTCCAGCAGACCGCCCAGGCGGCGAACAGCGAGCGTAATCTCGCCCAGTTCGTCCCGCGTGCCGATTACGACGCCCTGACCCAGCGCGCGACCAATGCCGAACAGGCGCTGGCCAGCCATCACAAGGCACAACACCAGTCCACGGTTGACGCCGAGATCCAGGCGGCGCTCACGGCCGGCAAGATCACTCCCGCCACCCAGGAATATCACCGCGCGGCCTGCTCCGAGCAGGGCGGCCTGGAGCGTTTCCGCGAGTTCGTCAAGGCAGCGCCCGCCGTCGGTGAGGCCTCGGGCCTTGAGAACCGCAAACCCAACGAGGCAACCGCCACCGCCCTCAATGCCGAACAGCAGGCCGTCTGCGCACAGTTCGGCATGGACCCGGCCGAGTTCGCCAAGTCCCTCTACAGCCTGGAGGCCTAAGCCATGGCGCTCACGTCTGATCGCAACACCCCCATGCGCGGCATTGGCCTCTTGGCCCTCGCCGTTGCAGCCGGCACCCGCATTTATGCCGGCTCCCTGGTCGTCGTCGATGCCAGTGGCTTTGCCATCCCCGGCAAGGTCGGCACCGGCCTCGGCTACGCCGGTCGCGCCGAGGAATCGGTGGACAACACCAACGGCGCTGCGGGCGCGGTGCGTGTCCCGGTTCGCCGTGGCGAGGCCTTCAAATGGGCCAACGACGGGACCATCACCCAGGCCCAGCTGTTCAAGACCGCCTATGTCGTCGACGACCAGACCGTAGGCGCCACGGATGACACCGGCAAGCGCTCCGCCGCTGGCCGTATCACCGGCATCGACGCCGACGGCGTCTGGATCGAGTAACCCACAAAGGAGCGCCCTGCGCATGTTGGTCAATAAGTCTTCCATCCAGGCGGCCTTCGTCGCCCTGAAAACTCTGTTCAACAACGCCTTCGCGGCCGCGCCCAGCACCTGGGACAAGATCGCCATGAAGGTGCCGTCGTCCACTGGCAGCAACCTGTATGCCTGGTTGAGCGCCTTCCCCAAGATGCGTCGCTGGGTCGGTGAAAAGCACGTCAAAAACCTTCAGGCCTACAGCTATTCGGTCGTCAACGAAGACTGGGAAGCCACGGTCGCCGTCAACCGCAACCACATCGAAGACGACCAACTGGGCATCTACCAGCCCCAGGCGCAAATGGCCGGCTTCTCGGCCAAGCAGCTGCCCGACGAGATCGTCTATGAGCTGGTGAACAACGGCTTTACCGCCCTGTGCTACGACGGCCAGTACTTCTTCGACATCGACCATCCTGTGGCAGGCGGCAGCGTCAGCAATCTGGGCACCAAGGCGCTGAGCGCGGCAACCCTGGCCGCTGCCCAGGCGAGCTATGGCGCGGCCCGTACCGCCATGCGCCGCTTCAAGGACGAGGATGGTCGCCCTATCAACATCAGCCCCACCGTGCTGCTGGTGCCCCCGGCCCTGGAAGACACCGCCCGTGCGCTGCTGACCGTGGATCGCCTGGAAGACGGCAAGCCCAACCCCTACAAGGGCACTGCCGAGCTGGTGGTCGAGTCGCGCCTGACCTCGGACACCGCCTGGTTCCTGCTGGATACCAGCAAGCCCGTGCGCCCCTTCATTTATCAGGAGCGTAAGGCGCCAGTCTTCGTCCAGCAGACCGACCCCGAGGCCGACGACGTATTCAGCCGCAAGGAATACAAGTTCGGTGCGGAAGCCCGTGCGGCGGGTGGTTACGGCTTCTGGCAGATGGCCTACGGCTCGACCGGTACGGTGGCCTAAATGAACGGCATCACCATCACCGCGAAGATCGATGGCTTCCGCCGAGGTGGCATCGCCCACTCGGCGGCTGCCACCCACTATCCCGAGGGCTACTTCTCCGAGGCACAGCTGGAGGTGTTCCGCCAAGAGCCGCAATTAGTAGTCGTCGAGGGCACGCCCGACGAGTTGAGCATGATCGTGGCTGACCAGCAGCATGAGTTGCTGAGCAACATGGTCGACTCGCTCAACGGCCGCCTGGTCGTGTCGGAAGAGCTGGTGGAGACGCTGACTGGCCGCCTGGCTGACTCCGAGGACGTGGTCCAAGCGCTGCTTCAGTGCTTGACCGAGGTGAGTGCCAAGTATGTCGCCATCCCTGAGCTGATCCTGCTCGACCTGCAATCGCTGGAGCGGGCGGACCCCGCTCAAGAGGGCGTGCTGTGCCTCAAGGAAGAGGACGTCCTCGGTCTACTCAAGCGCTTCACCCTGGCTCATCCCTTGACCCTGGAGCACGGCAATGCAGGCACAACCACGCCCGGCGCTGCTGCCGGGACTTCTGAAACGGCGGCGGACTCGGCGGCGGCTGCGTCAATTCCTCAAGCACCTGCTGCTGAGGCACTACCTGTAACGGACCAGAAAGCGGCAGGCGGTAAGCCCGCGCGCGGCAAGGCCAGCAAGGACGCTGCCAAACAGGAAGGCGACAACGCATGAACCTCTCGCTGCCGAGCGCCATTGCCCTCATCACCCGCTTTGGAGCCAGGGAACTGGCTGACCTGTCGGTGCCGGTCACTCGTGACCCCATCGAGCCGGAGCTGCTGGAAGCGGCCGCCAAGGGTGAAAGCCTGTCTGGCTGGGATGCCGAGGACGTGAAGACGGCGGTGGTGGCGTTGGCCCGGATTGCCGACGCCGCGACCCGCGCTCGCAGCGAGGTCCAGTTCTACCTGCGCTATCGCAGAGCTGGCGAGGATGCGCCGGCTTGGGTCACGGACGACCTGCCGGAGCTGACCCGGTTTCATCTGTACGGCGAGAAGGCCAACGCCGAGTCGGCGGTACGCCTGCGCTATCGCGACATCCTCAAGCGGCTGGAGAACCTGGCCGCCGAGGACGAGAAGCGTGGCGCCGCCGAGTCGGGCCAGGCTGGCCTGCAGGTGAGCCATCAGCCTCGGTTGTTCGACCGTAACAGCCTGGGACGGCTGTGATGCTGGGCGAATTGGAAGACGCCATCCAGGCCAGGCTCGCGGTGCTGAAAAAGCAGCTCCCGCGCCTGGCCCTGGACAGCTACGGCGGCGAACTCAGTGACCCGGATCTGCTGGTGGAGATGCTCAAGCGGACCCCGCTGATCCTGATCACCACGCCCAAGGTGACCTTTCGCCGGCAGGCGACCCGTCGATTCCAGGCGGCCGTCGTCTTCCGCCTGGTCATCGCCAGCAAGTCCGTACGTGGCGAGCGCGAGACCCGGCGCGGCACGGACCTTAAAGGCGACCCCGGTAGCTACTGGATCTGGGAGAGCGCTCTGCGCCTGCTCACAGGCTGGCAGCACAAGCCGGACGGCGCCCGTGTGGTTCCGACCGAGTTCGCCAACCTGGTCAACGGCAAGTTCGAGTCGAGTCACCTGTCGGTGCTGGGCCAGAGCTTTGCCATCGACTTGGATTGGACGATTCCCGAAGAAGAGTTGCCGATGCTTGAAGGCATTGACCTGACATTCCACGTCCCGGCTGGCAACCCCAACGCCACCGCGACCGACCGTATCAACCTGGAGAACCTGTGATGCGCGTAATCGCAGCCGAGTACCCGGTGCCGCTGCTGCCCACCCGTGACGACCCCCTGGGCGGCTTCATCCAGCCCGCCCCGGCCGAGCCGGTAGAGGTGCCCGAGCATTCCTATTACCTGCGGCGCGTGGCGACCGGTGAGCTGCTGCGCGCCCCTGCGGCCAAGGCGGATGCCAAAGTCACCGTCAGCACCAAGCCCGCCAAAGCGACTAAGGCCGAACCGGCCGCCACTGAGGACACCCCGCAATGATCACGCTCGATACCATCCCGGCGTCCATCCGTAAGCCGGGCGTTTACATGGAATTCAACACCAGCCTGGCGGTGCGGACCCTGCCCACCAACGCCCAGAGCATTTGCTTGATCGTGCCGCTCGATGCAGGTGCGACCGCTGCGCCTCTGACGCCGGCCCAGGTCTATAGCGCCGCCGAAGCGTTGCTCAAATTTGGCGCGGTCGCCTCTGAAATGGTTGCGGCCGTCATCGCGACGTATCGCTATGCCGCCGTGTCCTGTGTTGGCCTCACCATCAATGGGTCGGTCGAGCCTGATCTTGCACCCGCGCTCGCGGCCATCGCCCTGGGCGGCTATACCATCCTGGTCCCCGCCTGGTTCAGCCAGACCGCCCTGACGGCACTTCGCACCCATATCAACACCTACACCAATTCGGTCGAGCAGCAATCGATCCTGGGTGTCGGCGCCCTGACATCGACAATCTCCGCCGCCTCGGCGCTGGCTGCCAGCCTCAATGCCGGCGCAATCACGCTGGCCCTGCTACCGGGCACCACGTCTACGCCACGCCAGGTGGCCGCCGCCTATGCCGCCATGATCGCCAGCGAAGAGGACCCGGCGCGCCCGCTCAATACACTCGTGCTGACAGGGATCGCTGTGCCCCCGGTGACCAATCGTCTGGGGCGCACCGAGCAGGAAACTTGCCTGGCCAATGGCGTGACGCCGCTGGAAGTAGGTGCCGGTGATGTAGTGCAAATCGTCCGCGCCGTCTCCACCTACACCAAGAGCGCCGCTGGGGCCACCGACGTCTCGCTGCTCGACCTGACCACCATCCGCACCCTCTATTACGTACGCCAGGCTTGCCGTGACCGTATTCGCCTGCGCTTCCCGCGCGCCAAGCTGTCCAGCAAGACCCCGGCCGCCGTACGCGGCGAGCTGCTGGACGTGCTGAAGAAGTGCGAAGAGCTGGAGATCCTTGAGAACGTTGAGGCCAATGCGGATGGCCTGGTGGTCGAGCGCAGCCTGCAAGACGTCAACCGCCTCAATGCGTCCATTCCCACCGATGTCGTCAACGGCCTGCATGTGTTCGCCGGCCGCATCGACCTGCTGCTGTAAGGAGAAGCCGCTATGTCGGATAACTACGTTGGCCAGATCGTCCTGTCCTTCAACGGCGTGGACTACGAGTGCAAGTCGATTGAGGACACCCTCAAGACCGGCCGCACCGTGGTCAAGACCATGAACCGTTCCGGCAAGCCCAAAGGGTCGGCCAAGGGCATGGAAGAGTACGACCTCAAGATCACTGTGCCGATTCCTAAAACCGGCGAGCCGAACTGGCGTGCCATGGTCGACGCCAAGATCACCACCGAGCCCCAGGACGGCGGTGGCCAGCGTGAGACTTGGACGGGTGTCTCTCTCGTCGAGATGAGCAGCAAGTACCAGCTCGAAGGCGAAGCCACCCGCGACCTGACCTTGATCGCCCTCAACTACTACACCGAGTGACGTCATGCCCGAGATCAATAAGCGTTGGGATGGGCTGACCATCACCGGAACCCTGGCCGTTGGCGTGTACTACGCCGGCCAGCGTCATAAGGCCTTCACCCTGCGTGTACCGGTCGCGGGCGACATGGTGGCCGCCCAGCAGGACTATCCGAGTGGTCCGCTCCAGGCTATCACCCTGGCGACCTACCGCCGTCAGTTGCTCGCTCTGGGCGACATTCCCGCCGATCAGCTCACCACCGAGCTGCTGCTCGAAGAGTTGGCGGAGGTCGACCTGGCGCGACTGGCCGAGGCGGACGAAGCCCTGGAAAAAAAGCTGGCGCCGCCGAGCGCGGTAGCACCGACTGGCGGCGCATCGAGCATGCCCTCGTCCGACACGGCTACCGCCTAGACGAGATCCGCCAGATGACCCGGCCGGAGATCGATACCCGGCTGGATCTGCTGACCGGCAAGAGCAAAGGCGGCACGCGCCGCCGTGTTGCCAAGGGGAAGAAGAAGCCATGACCGAACGCCACGAAATCCCGCTGGACCTGACGACCTTCGAGGCGCTGGACAGCGCCCTCAAGTTTCACCGTGCCGCCGCACTGGTCTCGCCCACTGCGCCCGAGCCTATGAGCGCCTTCCAGGACGACCTGATGGCCACCGCCAACCAGCTGGGCTTCCACCCGACCATGCCCGGCACCTTCCGCGTCCAGGTTGTGGCCGGTGGTCGCAATCTGCTGGTGTGGGAGCAGGCCGAGCGCCAGGCGAACGTGCGGGAGGTTACCCATGCCGTCGCCTAAATCTGCCGCCAAGGCGCGTAGCGGCGGCGGCCCGGGCAAGGCGCCCCAGCTATGCAAGGTGACCTTCGGTTATCAGGAACTGGTGCTGCCTGTGGACAAAGGCCTGGCGCTGGTCGGCCTACTCAAAGATGCCGTGCCGGTTGGTTATGGCGGAGCGGGGATGTACGTGCCGAAACTGGAGGAGCTGGAGCTTAGCCTAGAAGTCCTCAAGCCCGGACAGTTCGCTCTAGCCAAACCCACCCTGCACTGACTCAAGGCCCGAAAACGGGCCTTTCTTCTATCTATAAGGTGTCCCCATGAGCAACGACTTGCGCGTAGCCCTGCGCATCCAGGCCCAGTCCGGCACGACGCGCCGCGAGATCCAGGCCATCGAACGTGACCTGCGCAAGGCAGGCAAGGAAGGCGCCAAAGCCCTTGCCGATGGTGCCAAGGGTGCAGGCGATGCCATGACCCAGGCCGGCCAGCAGGGCGCAGCTAGCTACAAGATTCTCCGCCAGGCGATGCGTGATACGGCTCAGGGTCAGGGCGTATGGCGGCAGGGCATCATCGGCACGACCAGCGAACTCAAGCAGTTGGGCCAGATTGGTCGGCAGGCCGCGCGCGAGACCCGCAACGAGCTGGTTAAGGCTGCGAAGGAAGGCGCGGACCCGCTCAAGCAATCCGTGGACAAGGCCGAGGTGAGCCTGCGCAAGATGGCTCAAACGGGTGGAACGCATCTACGGACCCTGCGTCGTCTGGCAGCGGGCGTCAGTGAGGAATTCCGTCGTGTTCGCGGCTTGGCAGGAACTGCCCAGGGGCAGCTTGCCGGGCTAGGGGTTGGCGTTGGGGTGGCCGCCGGTATGACCGGTAGCGCCCAGAGAGATCGTCTGATGATCCGCACGCAGCAGACCGCCGATATGACCGTTGCCCAGCGAGAAGCCTGGCGGGCGGAAAGCTGGCGCATCGCCCGAACCTACGGTGGAAGCCAAGAAGGCATCAGCAAGGGGTTTGGCACCCTTATCGCTTCGGGGATTGACTACAAATCGTCCATGAAGTCGGCAGACGCTATTGGCCAGGCTGCGGCTGTTTCCGGTGCCGATGAAGGCGTTCTGGGTAAGGCGCTAGTGGCCGGCTCCAGCGCTTTCAATATCAAGCTAGACAAGGATGGCGCTGCTCAGGACATGCTGGAGAAGATGCTCGTGGCTGGCCGCTTGGGTAACGCCGAGCTGGAGGACATGGCCGACCTCTTCCCCAAAATTGGGGGCTCCGCGGCAGCAGCAGGCATGAAGATTAGTCAGGCGCTCGCCTTCGTATCAACGCTATCCAAGGTGGAATTGCAGCCGGATCGATTGGGGACGTTGGCTGAGTCAACTTTGCGCATATTTACGAACAAGGGCTACCGCGATCAAATCACTAAATCTACGGGCGTAGGTTTTTTTAACAAAGACGGCACGTCCAGGAACCCTGCCGCTGTTATGGGCGACCTGAGGAAGAAGTACAACAAACTTAAAACCGATGAACAGCGTGCCCGATTTATGGGCGTTGTCTTTAAGGGAATGGATCAGGACTCGGTTCGTGGATGGCGTTATCTACTTACCGGAACAATGCTCGAAGACTTTAATAGTCAAGACAAGACCATTACCGGCGCCAAGGCAACTATCGGCCGTGATCTAAAGGACAACGTGTCCAGCGCCACCGGCACGGCTGGCCGCATGAAAGCTACGATTGGCGACGCCATCGACCGCATGGCTCGCCCCCTCAACGAGTCGTTTGCAGATCTGGGTAGCTACCTGCTTGACGATATGAAGTTGTCCGGGGAGCAAATGCTTGGGGCGGGTATTGCTACGGGTATTGGCGGGTACTACGCGGGTCGTGGATTGAAAGCTGGTAGCGGTGCTCTTCTCAATAAGTTTCTAGGTGGTCCAGAGACGCTCAAGAATATCGCCGTCGGCAAAGTACTGGAGCAAGCCGCTGGGGTGACGTCTGTATTTGTTACTAACTGGCCAGCCACGATAGGTGGCGGTGGTGTTGGCGACATTGCGGCGGGTGCCGGTGCTGCGGCAGCTGGCACGAAAGTAATGCCCTATGTTCGCCCCGCCGCGCCACTCGCGTTACTCGCTCTTACTTCTGGGTCATCTGAAAATACCGATGAAGGCCGGCTCAATGCGGCTCAGAAATCCAAATTGCTTGATGATGGCCAGCGTACTTACCAAACCGCGTTCTATCGCAACCGTATCGACCTAGCCAAGGCCAATCCGGACGCTCCAGATGCATGGATATCGGAACAGGCCCAGCGCCTTACGCAAGAGCAAACCGGTTTAGCAGCGACGGGCACTTCCGCGCAGGGTGCTCGCGACTGGGCAGCTGGTGCGGCCGCGCGGATCACCACAGCAGGCCTTGCGCCCATGCAGCCTGGTGGTGGCGCTGGGCAGGCCACCGAGAACCGTCTGCGCAGCCTGCTCGATAAGCCTTTGGTGCTGGAGCTGCGTTTGGATAACCAAATGATCCAAGCCGAGATTGAGCGGCGAACCGACATCCAGATGAGGCGCGGCCAATGAGCTGGAAAGAGACCCTGCTGGATGCCTCGTACCGGGGCATTCTCTTTGACGTAGTGGACGAGAACCTAGAGGCGCAGCGCTTCGTCTCCCAACACGGCACACCCTATCAGGACGGCGACACCGTGGAAGACCTCGGCCGGGGCGCCCGTGTCTTCGGATTGCGCGTGGTGATATTCGGCGTCAACTACGAGATCGAGCTGCAAAACCTTCTCTTGGCCCTGGACACCCTTGGGCCAGGTGACCTGGTTCATCCTATCTACGGCAATCTTTGGGTAGTGGCGCAGAGCTGGAAGGTTCACCACAACGCCGAGCGCCCGGACTATTGCGAAGTCGAGATGCAGTTCCTTGAGCAGAGCGCGGATAAGCCGTTCTTTGATCGCGAGTTCGTCTTCGTCGATGAGGGGCAGATCCTGCCCGAGGATCAGTACACCTGGCAGGATGGAGTCTTTGACCTCCTGGCCAAGGTGGACACCCTCGCTGCCGAGGTACAGGGCTGGATCGGTGGCGGTTGGACAGGGCTGCTGGAGAAGGCCCTGGGCTTGCCGGGCGTTGGCCTGCGCCTACAACAGTTGCGTACCCAGATCCTCGGCGCCGTTTCCCAGGTCGTAAGCCTGGCCACCGGTAATCCGCTAACCGCCTTCGATCCGCTGACCGACCTCGCCCGCATCCCCACCGAGATCCGGGCGGCCATTCAGTCCAGCACCCCTGACAACGCCCGCGATCTCCTCTCGCGCAGTGGTATACCGGCTACGGTGCCAGGCGCTAGCAACCTAACCGCCGAGGCCAGCCGCGCCGGTGCGGTCCTGCTGACGGCGGCTCGTCAGGGCACCACGCCTAGCGCGGACAGCCTGCCTAGCGCTATGCCGTCTGACCCGGTTGCTGCGTCGGCCTTGGCCCTTGTGGTGTTGGTCATCACCGAGCAGGCCTTAGCGCACGCCGAGGCTATTGCCACAGTGATCGAGGCTGAGGCTAACACTCAGACCTTGAGCCCGGCCGACCTGGAAGGGTTGGTCAACCTGGCGCGCTCGCTGCTCGAATCGGCCATCCTGCTCCAGCGCCGACTCTACGACGTCGAGACCGCACTACCCGTCATCGAAGCCCTGCGCACGACCGCTGGCCTGATCCAGGCCCGTGCCCGCGCCGTGATCCTGCTCAGTCCTCCGCTGATTGAGCGGACCGTGAGCAGTCCGGCCAGCCTGCGCCTGCTGGCCCATCGTTGGTACGGCGACCACGACCGCGCGGCCGAGCTGCGCCGTCTCAATCCCCAACTGACTAGCCCCTACAACATCGAGACCGGTGAGGTGCTTCGTGCTTTCGCTCAATGAATCCATCCAGCTCACCATCGGCGGGCTGACCCATGCCACTTGGGATGGCTGGTCGGTGGAGTCCGATCTGCTCACCCCCGCCGATGCGTTCGAGCTGGAACTGTACGTCAAGGACACGCCACAACTGCCCTCGGTGCTGGTGGAGGGAGCAGCCTGCACCCTGAGCCTCGGCAATGACCGCGTGCTGACCGGCCAAGTCGATGAGTTCGAGCATGACGTCAGCCGCGAAGGCATTGCCATCCGCATCAACGGTCGCGATGGTGCCGCGCCCCTGGTGGACTGTTCGGCACCCTTCGTGTCGATGCGCGAAGCCAGTTTGCAGCAGGTCATCGATCAGGTGGTCAAGCCGCTTGGCATCGCCAAGATCAAGGTGCAGGCCGGCGCGGAGAAGAAGCATCGGCGCATCCAGGTGGAGCCGGGACAGTCAGCCTGGGAGGCGCTGCTCCAGGTCACCGAGGCCAACGGCCTATGGCCCTGGTTCGAGCCGGACGGCACCCTGGTGATCGGCGGGCCGGACTATACGGCAGCGCCGGTTGCCCAATTGGTCCTGCGCCGGGATGGTCAAGGGAACAACGTTCAACGGCTGTCGGTAAGACGGTCCATCGCCAACCGCTACAGCCAGATCACCGTCCTCGGCCAGCACGGTCAATATGACAATGACGGCCTGGACTCGCAGCGCTCGCACCTGCGTTCGGTCATCCAGGATGAAACCCTGGCCAAGCGCGGGATCTTCCGCCCGAAGGTAATCATCGACAGTGCCAGCGAGAACCAAGACATGGCCACTACTCGTGGACGGAAGCTGTTGGCCGACAGTCGTCTAGAAGGCTTCGAGATCCGCGCAGTGATTAAAGGCCATCGCGCCGCCAGTGGCCAGGTCTGGGCGCCGGGGCAGCGCATCCAGGTCAAGAGCGAACCGCACGGCCTAGATGGCACCTATTTCCTCATGGCCCGGACGCTGCGCCTGACCCGTAGTCAGGGTGCTATCACCGAGCTGCGCCTGCGCGAGGACAAGATGTGGGTGCTGGACGGCGCCAAGCTCAAGAAAGGCAAAAAGGGCAATCCGGATGCCGCGTTTATCGAAATGGTGAAAGCGCTATGACGATGCAGATGGCGAGAATGATGCGCGAACAAGCGCAGCGGGCCGGCCAGCAGATCCGCCAGGCGTTCCGCGCGGTAGCCGCGCGCAATACCCACGGCAAGCTGATTGGCGTTGAGATGCAGGGTCTTGCCGGCGAAGCCGTTACGGGCGAGCTGATGCAGCAGTACGGCTTTACCTCGGCGCCACTGGCCGGGGCCGAGTACATCGCGCTTCCTGTGGGCGGCAACAGTCGGCATACCGTCGTCATTGCGGTGGACGACGCCCGCTATCGCCTGGCGGTGGTGGATGGGGAGGTGGCGCTCTACAGCGATGAAGGCGATCACGTACACCTCAAGCGCGGCCGGGTGATTGAGGTCGTCACCGAGACGCTGGTGGTCAAGGCGAGCACAAAGGTAAGCTTCGAGACGCCCCTCATCGAAACGACGGGCACCATTAAGGCGGCCGGAGAGGTCCAGGACCATACCCGGACCATGCAGGCAGATCGTGAGATCTACAACCAGCACCTACACGGCAGTAGTCCGCCGCCAAGTCCACAGCAGTAGAGGTACGACTATGGTCAGCAGAACGACAGCTATCGAGATGCTCGCAGTGGTAGCGCAGGACACACGGTTTTTAGAGAGTGTGCGTATTGGCGCGGTTGAAGGTTTAGGCTATGCCGGCGGTGAGCACGCTAGAGAGGCTCTGGTTAAAATCATGGGTGGGGATCAGCATGGCAGCCCCTTGAGAGCCGCTGCGGCGAAAGCGCTAGGGCGAGCGGCCTCGTTCGAAGACTAGCGAGCAAATGTCGCGCATCGAGCGCTGTCTCCTTCCACCGAATGCAGTACAGAGGACATTCAATGTCGGCTACTAGGCAGGATGCGGTTTCCTATCTAATTTTGATCGCAAGCAACGATAATTCGAACTACACGTTACGTCAGAACGCTTTGACCGCCTTAGGCCATGCAGGTGGCCCAGAAGCTAGAGCGTTTCTAATGAGCGTTATTGAGAGCGGAGACTACGGCCACTCCATGACGGTCCTGGCGATCTCTGCTCTGGGCTACGCTGCGGCAGAGGAATGAGGTCTTAAGCTTGTAGCTTCAAGAAACGCTCTTTCTCGTCCCTCTTAGTCACCATGCCTGCTATGGACGCAGGCATAAACCCCCTCTCAGGCGATCTCACCGGCCAGCGCATCACCACGCTGGCCAACGCCATCTATCTTCGCCTCACGGTGCCGCTAGGCAGCTGGTGGGCAGATACCTCCCTGGGCTCCCGCCTGCACGAGTTGCGCCGCTCCAAAGACCTCATCCGGATCGGCACGCTCGCCAAACAGTACGCCGCTAGCGCGCTCCAGCCGTTGCTCGATGACGGCCGCGCCTCGGCAATCTCTATCACCGTCGAACAGCCTCACGATGGCCGCTTGCTACTCCTGATCGAGGTCACGGATAGCAAGGGGGACGTGCAGGTGTTCCAGCATCCTGTCCAGGTGATCTGATGGCTCTTACCGTGCCTACCTTCGACGCCATCCTGAGCGGCATCCTGCGCGACATTCGTAACCTCAATGCGGAAGCGGACATCGGTGCGGACAGCGACAACTATGTGCGCGCCGCGTCTTTTGCCGCCGCCCTGGAAGGCTTCTATCAAAAGCTTGCCTGGCTCTACGCGCAGATCTTTCCCGACACGGCCGGCGATGACGAAGTGATTCGCGAAGCCGCGCTGCGCGGTCTGGTGCGTAAGAATGCGGTAGCAGCTACTGGGTCGATCAAAATTACTGGGGCGGCGGATGTCGCCTTACTGGCAGGGTCGGCGCTGACCCATGTCGCGAGCGGCGCCGTCTTTGTCACGCTGGCTAGCACCAACTTGAGCCCGGCGGGCGAACAGACCGTCAAGGTGCAGGCCCAAGTGGCCGGCACTGCCGGGAACGGCTTGACCGGAGCGCTGCGGCTGGTAAGTCCCCCCTTGGGCATGGATAGCGGTGCGACCTTTACCGCGTCACCGGTAGGCGGCGAGGATCGCGAGAGCGTGGCCTCATTGCTCGCTCGCTTGCTCGACCTCATGCAATCGCCGCCTGCTGGGGGCGCTGACTATGACTATGCCCGCTGGGCCAAGGAAGTGGATGGCGTAGCGGACGCCCTGGTGCTACCGCTGCGCCGAGGTGGTGGGAGTGTGGACATCGCGATTACAGGTATCTCGGGTGTACCATCAGTTGAAGTCGTCGCCAACTGCCAAGCGCACATCGACAGTCTGTGCAGCGTGTATAGCGACGTACTGGTCTTTGTCCCGACCATCCGTACCGTCAACGCCAGCGCTTCCGTAGAGCTGCTGCCAGGCTATGTGCTGGCCGATGTGCAGGCAGCGGGACAACGCGCCTATAACGATCTCTTGGGCGCACTCAAGCCGCGTGAAGGGCTGCGGCGCTCACAGATCGAGGCCATGATCAGCAACCTTGCGGGCGTCGCAGACCGTAGCGTCACGACGCCCAGTGGCAACGTCGCCGCCTCGGCGGACACCAGTTTGATTGGCTGGATCAGGCCAGGCACGTTGACGTTGAGCCTACTGGCATGACGACGCTCGCCGATCAGCTTAGGCTGCTGCTGCCGCCTGGTGCCTACAGCGCGAAAGCCAAGCACCTGTCTGCAGTGATCGAGGCTGAGGGTGCCGCGCTGGCCGTCGCCGAACAGCTGGCCGGGCAGGTCTACCAAACCATCTTTCCCGATAGCGGCATGGGTCTCGCGGACTGGGAGCGTGTCCTGGCACTGCCAGACCCGTGCCTAGTCGGCGTGTCCCAGTCCGTCCGGCAGCGCATCAACGCCGTCGTGAGCAAGCGCCGAAGCATGGCGGGCCAGAGCCGCGCGTACTTCATCGGTTTAGCCAAGTCTCTGGGCTACGACATCTCTATCACCATCTTCCGCCCCGCACGGGCAGGACTTGCTCGTGCGGGCGATCCCATCAATGGCGGCGATTGGAACTTCACCTGGCGTGTCAATGCGCCCGCCGTGACGGTGACGCCTGCCGTTGCAGGTATTGCCGTGGCGGGTGATCCCTTGGCCGCCTGGGGCAATAAGGCACTTGAATGCCGGCTGACACAGCTCAAGCCGGCGGAATCCATCCTGCTGTTTGGCTACGGGGCCTGACACCATGCAAAAGATTGGCAACACCACCACAACCGCCAACGCGGCAGCCGAATTCACCGAGGGCAACGCCCAGGCTGGGGTCGGCGCCACGCTGTTGACCGCCGCCTGGCTCAACACCATCCAGCGAGAGCTGACCGGTGCGGTCATTGGCGCCGGTTTAGCGCTCGACCCCAAGGATGACACCCAGCTGTACCGCGCCATGTACGGCGTGGCGAAGGGTCAGGCTGCGGCAGCGGTGGCCGCAAACCCCGTCGCTCGCGTGATCGCGACGCCTACAGTTTCGGGCAGCACCAGCGTTGCACCGGCCACTAACTTTACCCTGACCGCAAGCAGCACTTCGCGCCTTACCGGCGGTGTAGTGGCGTCGTTCAACTGGACAAAGCCAGATGGCTCCATCGTCAACACCATGGCGTCCAACTCTCAGGCCAGTCTCACCATGCAGGTCCAAGGCGCGGCGGGAGAGACACGCATGGTGATCGTCGAAGCGGTGGATGGCGATGGCAACAAGTCAGCGCCCAAGTCGGTGACCTTGACCCTGATCAATAACACCGCGCCCAGCCTCGCTGGCTTTAGCCATACGGTGCCCTCGTCCATCACCCAGGGCACCAGCAAGGCTGTCAGCTTCACAGGGGCGACCGACGCCGATAACGATGCCATCACCTACCTGGTCGAGCCTGGCACCAGTGGCTTTACCTTCTCCAAGACCTCCGGCATCACGGCGGGTGAAAACGTCACCATGACGGTGCCAGGTTCCACGGTGCCCAGTGATGGGCGCAGCTTTACGGTCTACGCCGTGGACGCTCGTGGCGCCAAAACCGGGACCAACATCAGCGTGACGGTCGTAGGCCAGTCGAGCTGGGAATTTGCGACCGCCGGCGCGCAGACGTTCAAGCCGCCAGTGTCCGGTAGCTACCGCGTCACGGTATATGGTGCAGGCGGGCCTGCCCGCTATGAGTACGCCTCTGGGGCTGGCGGTGGCTGTGCGGTATCGGTTGTCACACTGGACGCTGCTAGCAGCTATGCGGTGACCGTCGGTAAGGGGGGGACTTACGGCACTACTCCTACCGACGGCGGGACGTCTAGCTTCGGCACCTTGCTGTCCGCTACAGGGGGCAAGTTTGGCACTACATCAAACACTGCTAGTACGCCAGGTCAGGGTGTTGGCGGCAATGTGTCAAACAACATTGGCGGAAAGGGAGCGGCCTCGTACTCAGGCTATGGCGCTTCAGGCGCTTCCTGCGCAGCGCCAGGCGCAGATGGGAAGCCGGGGGTAGCCGGGAGTTACGGTGCACGCGTTCCCGGCGCTGTAAGCCCTGGCGGACGTGCCGGACGCGGCGGGGATAGTGGTTCTGGTAGCACCCAAGAAACTATGCGCCCTGGTGAGCCTGGTTATCAGGCAGGCGGTGGCGGCGGTACTCGGACGACGATCAGTACCTACGACGCAGACGGAGCACCTGGCTTGGTCATTGTGGAATACATCGGGAGCTAATCATGTGGGCACAGATTGATGCGTCGACCCAAAGAGTTGTGGAATTGACTGAGCTTGATCCAAAGGGACGTTTCCACCCATCGCTGCGTTGGCTTGCGGTGCCTAACTACCTGACCCGTTGGGCCAACAGCTCCTATGTTGAGCGCGGTGGAGTGATCGTGCCTGCAAGTCTGGATGCATTGCGTGACCAGCTTAAGGCCGAGGTGACCGCGCTGCGTTGGACAAAGGAGGCAGGTGGCATCGTCACGGCCGACGGCCTGCAGATTTTGACCGAAACCAGCGACCAAGACCGCATAGACACGGCGCTGTCCAACATGGAGCGCTATGGCCTGACCTCGGTGGACTTCAAGGCGGCCTCTGGCTTCGTGACCGTGACCTATGACCAGCTCAAGGCCATCGGGCGTCTTATCGTGCTGCACGTGCAGGGATGCTTTACGGCAGAGCGTGATCATTATCAGGCGTTGGATAAGCTGGACAGCATCGAGGCGATTTGCGCGTACGACTACACCCAGGGCTGGCCAGTGAGTGCCAAGGGCTCTACGGCAGCGCAGGCATGACGTCAGTACGGCTGGCCTTGTACAAGGCGCCTGGCGACTTCTACGACAAGGCGATCAGGCTTTGGACGCGCAGTGCGTATTCTCATTGCGAGCTGGTCCTGCCGGATGGCCGCTTCGTGAGCAGCAGCCCGCGTGACGGTGGGGTGAGGGCCAAGCAGATCGAGCAGGACGGCGCGGTCTGGGACTTCCTGCCGGTGCCATGGGTCAACTCAGCTGCGGTGGAGTCCTTTCTCAAGCAAGAGGCAGGTGCGGGCTATGACTGGGCTGGGATAGTAGGCAGTCAATTACTGCCGCTAGGCATCCAGAGTGCCCGGCGGTGGTTCTGCTCGGAGTACTGTGGGGCGGTGCTGGGGCTCGACACGCCAGCTCGCTACTCGCCTGGCGGCCTTGCGGAGCTGGTGGGATGGGTCAATCGGGTGCCGGTGCCAAAGGCGGCGCTAATCTAG